AGAACGTAATCACTTATTAAACCGCCTGAGAAGTCTGTCTGAACATTACTATATCGAGCCATACCGTTGATGTGCGCTTATAAACTGAGAGTTTCCGTCATTGATGTATGTCTGAGCAGGTCCTTGGCGACCCTCCAATGTGCGTGCTCTGCGTAAAGCTACAGTGTATTGGTTAGCAAGTGTTTCATATCTACGGTTTGCGTAGGGGTTTTCTGACCCAGCAAGAACAATAACTAAGTTCTGAGCCATATGCAAAACCAGAGTACGAGCTAAAAAAGCAGGAAGAGTTGAATCTATTTCTGTTAAAGACGGTACGTACGTATGTGTCACTTTTAATGATGCTTCAGATGAGTAAAGTTTTCCATTAATTAAACGATAGTCCGTGACCAAATAATCATCCAAAGACTCCACTTTTAGGAGAATATTAAGATCTAAAGGAAGAGTGTATTCATACTTATAGTCTTTAAATGATAATGATTCAACTCCTGTTAGTGTTACAAGTTTTGTGTTGTAATTAAAGATGTTGTCTCCAAAAATCTCAGCAACTGCTTGGGTATAAGAACGACGAGCCATTTCATAAGTAGTTCCTGAATCACTTACTTTATCTGTTCCATCTTCTCTTACTGAGTCAACGCCACCAACCATTCTTAAAGCATCATTTAGGTATTTTTGAGATGGTCCCTGTCTAGCTTCTAAACTCCGAGCTTTTCGTAAATTACGTAAATACTCCGCAAACAATAACTGATGTCTTTCCGCTGAACCAGAAATCTCTAAAGCCATGTTTTGCGCCATATGCAAAGTCAAAAGACTTCTTAAAAAAGGCGGCAACTCAAAAGACGGTGTCTCAAAAAGCGGTATAAATGTGTAAGTTAGCTTTAAAGTTGAATCTGAATAATACAACTTTCCATTTGCAAAGCGATAATCTGTTGCTAAGAAATCATTAGCTGTTTCTATGATTAGAAACGTATTGTAGTCTGCTGGAAGCTCAAACTCGTACCCAAAATCAGAAAACTCCACTGAAGTTGTTCCAGTTAAAGTTACTCGTTTTGTGTTAAAATTAAAACTGTTGTTTCCAAAAATCTCATTTATTGCTTGAGAATAAGAACGACTAGCAATTTCGTATGTAGTGCTTGAGTCGTATACTTGGCTTGTTTCACTTTCACTTTGCTTTTGGTAGCTACCCACCATCCGCAAAGCGTCATTTAAGTATTTTTGAGATGGTCCTTGTCTTCCCTCAAGACTTTTTGCCTTATCTAAAGCTCTTAGATATTCTGCAAACAACAACTGATGTCTTTCTGCTGAGCCAGATATTTCTAAAGCCATGTTTTGCGCCATATGCAAAGTCAAAAGACTTCGCAAAAAAGAAGGTAGCTCAAAAGACGCTGTTTCAAAAAGTGGTATAAATGTGTAAGTTAACTTTACATTTATTTCAGAACAATAAAGTTTTTCGTTAGCAAAACGATAATCCGTTAATAAGAAGTCATTTGTCTTCTCTATAATTAAAAAAGTGTTAAAGTCAGCTGGAAGTTCAAATTCATATTGGTGTTCAGTAAATTCCGAAGAAACTGCTCCAGCTAAAGAAACTCGTTTTGTATTAAAATTAAAACTATTGTTCCCAAAGATCTCAGTTATTGCTTGAGAATAAGAACGACTGGCAATTTCATATGTAGTACTTGAGTCGTATACTTGGCTTGTTTCATTTTCACTCTGCCTTTGGTAACTACCTACCATTCGCAAAGCGTCATTTAAGTATTTTTGAGATGGTCCTTGTCTTCCCTCAAGAATCCTAGCCTTATCTAATGCTCTTAGATATTCTCCGTACAATAACTGATGCCTTTCTGCCGAGCCAGTTATCTCTAGAGAAATGCTCTGAGCCATATGCAAAGTTAAAAGACTTCGCAAAAAAGAAGGTAGCTCAAAAGACTCAGCTTCAAAAAGTGGTATAAATGTGTAAGTTAACTTTACATTTATTTCAGAACAATAAAGTTTTTCGTTAGCAAAACGATAATCCGTTAATAAGAAGTCATTTGTCTTCTCTATAACTAAAAAAGTGTTAAAGTCAGCTGGAAGTTCAAATTCATATTGGTGTTCAGTAAATTCCGAAGAAACTACTCCTGTCAAAGAAACTCGTTTTGTATTAAAATTAAAACTATTGTTTCCAAAAATCTCATTTATTGCTTGTACATATGCGCGACTAGCAATTTCGTAGGATGTACCTGATTCATATATGCGATCTGTGTCATTTTCACCCTCTTTTTGGTGGTTCCCCACCATTCTTAGCGCATCATTTACATATTCTTGAGCGGGTCCCTGCCTACCTTCAAGGGTTCTAGCTCTGTGTAACGCTAGGGTGTACTGCTTGGCTAATAGTTCGTGCCTTTCATCTGAACCTGATAGCTCAATACACATGTTTTGCGCCATGTGAAGCGTCAAGAGTCGTGTTAGAAACTTGGGAAGACCAGCAGCGCTAGTTTCAATGCTTGGCACATACGTATATGTAAGCTTAAGGATTGATTCGGATGAATATAGGTTGCCGTTTGCAAACCGATATTCTGTTACTAAAAAATCATTAGAGTTTTCAACAAGTAAGAAAACATTAAAATCATTGGGTAGTGTGTATTTGTATTGATACTCGGAAAAATCAGTAGCAACCTCTCCAGTCAACACCACTCTTTTTGTGTTGTAATTAAAACTATTATCACCAAACAGTTCGGTGACCGCCTGTGTGTATGCTCGACTAGCTATCTCATAAGTGGTGCTTGACTCGTCATCACCCGAAATATGATAACTACCCACCATCCGCAAAGCGGAGTTTAGTAGTGCTAATTTGTTTGTTTCTGTAGGCATAAAAAGAAAAGTAGCCTCCCCCGAATCACAGGGGAGGCTACAGACTAGATTAGGACTCTAGGCAGCGGATCTCACCAGTGACCTCACCCCACATACGAGATGCTTCAGCGCAAAGCTTGAAGTACACGTAAGGGATGTTCTTCTTGGAAGGAACGCGCCACACATCACCCTTAAGAGCTGTACCAACAGACATCTTAAGTGCTTTAGGAGTTGCAACGATAACACGACGCTCGTCGTTGTTAGCACCGTCGCTGCTAAGCCCAAGACGCTCAGTTTGGATGAAACGGAAGCCCATGAACGTAGTGACCGAACCTTCTGCAAGAGACTTGCGTACGGCGTAATCAGAGTTGATGATCTCGTCGATTCCAAGGAGGTCGTTGAACTGAGTCGAAGTAAGGAAGCAGTTAACTACATCGTCTTGACCGATAGCCTCAAGACGCAACATTGTGCGACGAGCAGCCTTCAGTTTCTCAAGAGTAAGACCAAGAGGAGTAGCACCACCAGTTGGAGTACCGTCGTAGTTAGCACCGATGGAGAAACCTTCAGTGTTACCAGCAACGATGTCGATACCATTTTTTGCAGTAGCTGCGTCGTAGGTGTCGATAACTGGGTTAGCGTCATTCTTGCTCAAGTTACCAAGTGTGATGTTGGTGTCACGAGTAGAACCTGCTGCACGAGAGAATGTAACAGTTGTTCCACCGCTACGACCTGTGTATGCTTCTCCGAAGAGTTTGTCGATGATGATATCGTCGATCTTACGCTTACCTGATGCAAGAAGTGCTTGTGTGTAAGCATTCATTGGATCTGTAAGTACGCGCTTGAGATCTTTCTCGTCGATGTACTTGCCAAGCTCGTAGTCTTTAAGACCGATGCGGCGGCGATCGTGAGAGATATCGCTGTTAGGATTGTCGCCGTAACGAGTAGCGTCTTCGGTCATTGCCTCGGCAACACCGATGCGATCGAAATACTGGAACTCTTCGTTCTGGGACTCTTGCTCGAAATACGGCTGAAGTTTAGATTCAGTTTGCTGGAATGCTTGCTCGAAGCCAGCCTTGAATGATTCAACGTATGCGGTGTTCAGAGCGGCGGCGTTGCTGATTGCAGCAGCACCCGAACCGTTGTCTGACATGTATGATGGGTCTGAATAAGCCATGATATATAATAATTTAAGTTAAGTTAAGTAGAAGTTTGCTTTTCGATGAGCTACCCTTTCGGACTCTTCTAGTTATACGGAACCAACGGCTTTCTAAAGCTGATACTAGGACCTAAAAAAGGCTACCCCAATACTAGTGGGATAGCCTTGTTTAAAAGGGTTGTCAAGCTATTTTAGCTCGAAGGGTACATATTAGAGTACAACTTAGCCCGTTGATCTAGAACTTGCTGACGTTTTGTACGATCCGCCATGCTCAGTGAGGATGGATCTGACATAATTAAGCTTGCATTTACGGTGTCTAACTCCTGAATTGCAGACTTAATACCATGTATATTCTCAGAAGCAAAGCCCGATGTCGGGTTATTCTGTGCCAACGGTAGCGCATCACCAGATACTTCAGCAATGCGGTGGAATACCTTGAGAACGGCAGGGTGGTTTGCAATCACAGGATCTGACTCAATCAGCTCCTTTAGTTCAGGAATCTCAGAGGATAGTGCCTCGTACGCCTGATTTGCTTCTGCCAGATTAGCGTCATACTTTTCACCCCACTCAAGCTGGACTGCTTGACGGTGATTTGTGACAGTATCTTGAACTTGCTGGGCTGTGATCTCGTTGCCTTCAACTGCCATACCCATGTAACGCTCGTATAGCTTATCAAACTGTTGTTGATTTAGCCCCATCTCAGCGGAAAAATCCACAAGTTCCTGAACAGTCTCTTCTGCAAGTTCAGGAGCTTTATCTGCTCCTTCAAAAGACAGTTCATCTGGAACCGAGTATTCGTTATCGGCAGGTCGCAGGTGGCTGTAAAACTCTTCCCACTGTTCAGCACCCCAGTCTTCTTGAGGTGCTTGTAGACGCTTAGTGCCTAATGCACTTTGGGCGTTTACAAGTTGATCGGCTAGAGCGTGAATTGATTTAGTATTCTTTAAGGTGTCATGCGCCTGAAGGTTTTCTGGCAATGACTGGAAAAACTGACCATATGAATCTTCTGATGCAAAATCAAAGGATGTTGGTTCAGTTGCGGGTTCAGAGGCTACCTGTTGGGTGTTACCACCGCCCAGACCTCCTGTTGGTTCTGTATCTTCTGACATATTATTTATTCTCCATCTCTATCTTGTTAATAAGTTCTTGTGGATCGTCTTGACCCAATAGAGTGAGAAAGCTCATAGCTAAACGTCTGCGTCCTTCACATTCGCGAAGCTTGGCTTCGTCAGAATGGAACACAGGCTTAGTTACGTGACATTCACGCAAAAGTACCTTAAAGAACCGCTTACCCTGCGGTGTCTCTATAATGTTAGTTAAATCTTCTTTAAGCTTCGCTTTTTCACGAAGCTTGCTTAGGGAATCTAGGACTCGCATATTAGATGTTTAACAGCTGACCCACACCTTCTGGGTCTAGTTGTTTAGCCTGCGCGATGTCTTTCATCGCACCTCCGATTTGCGGAGCAGCTGCTACGGCTTGCTGTTGTTGATTTTGCTCTTGTGCCGCTCGTGACATCTCGGACACTTCTTCTTCGGTTTTGATAACATCAGGAGAGATGTTACGATATTGTGCGTAACTAGCCAGCAGCTTCTGCTCGTTGACTGCATTCATGATCTCAGGTTTAACCTGTGCAAGTGGTGCGATGTCCTGCATGAATGCGCTGATATCTGAAAGTCGTGTAGCAAATTGAGACTGCGACGCAGGGCTGGAGTAAGATACCTCTAAGGATGCGCCAGCCAAACTTGCTGGTTTCTCTGGTAGTTCTCCAGCTCGGTCAAGAAGCTCAAACGTTGCCTCAATGGCAGGTCCGAGGTACTCGGTCTCCATGCGATTAAGTAGGGGAGCTAGTTGGTTGAGCATCTGCCCACGTACGTCTTGAATCTCTGTGACACTCTGACGTTCCTTCTTCTCTTGACGGATGATCTGGTCAACAAAGAATGAACGGTTAACAGAGTCACGATACATGCGGATCATCTCCATCACATATTGTGGTTGATTACCTGCCATGATAGGCGACGGCTTTTCACTGCCTGCCTCATGGAACATAATCTGACGAGAGCCGTACTTCATAGGAAGCATAATGCTGTCCTCTTCGGCTGTCAGTGTAGGGAAGTTCAAGTACTCAGCAGATGTCAAAGCCTCCTTGACCATCTTGTTGAGTGCGCGGATCTGTGACAGACACGAGAATGCAGGACCACGTCCGTACACTTCATCTGCGAGTTTAGACCAGCGAGGTACTAAGAATGTAAAATAGCTAGAGCCACTTTCTTGCAGGGGCTCTTTTAAAGCAGGACACCAGTAAGTTACCTTGTAAGGTCGTCCCTTACCGACGCGGCTTCCCTTCTTGGCTGCCTTGTCGGTGTTTGGCTCAATCGTGTAGATCAGCTCGTACTTATTATGTACAGAGTTATCCTTGTTGAAGCCTTGCATTCCTTCTACGTTCGGGAACGCCTGCATAAGCTGACGTGCTGTTTTGTAGCAACGGTAGTAGACGGTATCTACTGTGCCGTACTGGTCTGTGTCGAAAAACACATCTGCCAGTGGTCGAGAGCGAAAGTTAACAACGCCGTTAACTTCTGAGATCTGGACTGGAGACGTACCGTACGCCCCCACATCAAGAAAGCACTCGTGGCTTGAACTGTAGAACTGAGACTGCGGTAACGCAAACTCGTGAAAAATGCGGTCAGCTACGCCTTGGAGATACTGTGTCTCTTCTGGCGTTACATCAGCGTTAGCCCGATTAGTGATGCGAAGGTAAAACCAACGATCAGACTTCGGGATCAAGTTAGAGCTGAGCCCATTAGCAAACATCTGATTACACCACACAGCTGTATCATCGTACAGCTCCCGTGAACCATCCTCTTGCATAGGAGTATGCCCGTGGTCGAACTTATCAGAGTTCGGACGGACATACTTCTGGGCATCATAGAACATGCTGTCGAGGTTAGACCTCAACACCTTCAGCTCCGCGTATCGCTGCTGCAGTCTAACCATATAAGCTAGTACCACCGCCGAGTGTAGAACGTCCTGAGACTTTCTTCTTTGCAGCGGTTGCCTTACGAGGCAACGCAGCACTTGCGCCCATTAAACCTGTGGAAGTCACACGCGTAGAGGGTGTGGCTGCCTGCTTAACTGGTCTCCGCGCCAACGGCGTCGGAGGAGGGGGAGGCGCAGGAGGTGGTGGTGGAGGGGGTGGTCTTTTTGGTTTTGAGCCCATATCTTGATATACGTTTTAAAGTTTCCCAACCGAAAAATTTTTCTGAATTGGGATTATTCATCCTGTGGTATCTGTTAAACATGACCCTGTCAAGCGGAAACGGCGCAAGTTCAAAAAAGAGGGAAACTTTTTTAGAGGGGTCTCGGCTGGCAGCGTATGCAATCTTCCAGTACCGACCTTTCTCATCTTCAAGTACCTCCGCCATCAGCATGTAGGTTGGTGTGCTCCAGTAGTACCGTTCCGCTCCGTGCGGACAGTTGATGTAGTAGTCCTGTAACCACACGAACTCCTGTCCCTGTGTGTGGTAGAGAACAACAGCCTCGTCCATCAAGGACAGTCGGTAGTCTTTACCAACTGATGTTTGCAACTTGGTACTCATGCTTGGTCTTCTTCTTGTCTAGCTTCGGCTGCTTGAGCCCAACCGCCAGCGTCCTAAAAGCGTCTGCTCCGTGAGAGTTGGAATCATGGACAGGCGTTTTTCTAAACACACCACGGGAGCTGTCAAACTCCTTGTGGTATCCCTTCAAAGCTTCGATACCTGCGTAGCAGTCTGTCTTTGAAAACCAACACTTCGGCAGAATGTTGCGGACGGCTTCGATGCCGTCAATGATCGACAGCTTCTTGACTGTCGTAAATTTTAAGCCAAGTCCTCTGGCTGTCTCTAGGCGTGACTTACCTGTTCCAAGTTCACGCACCTTGATGTCGTGCGGGGCATAATGCTTTCCGTACGTCACATCTTTCTGGACTGACCACTTGTGCAACTCACGTGCATAGTGCGGCAGACCTTCCCCGCTATTCTCGTAGTAGTTTACGATTCGTATCTCACTTCGATATAGCTGGACAAACCAAATGGTTGTTGCGTCGTCCATTCCCAAGTCCCACGCCGTGTGCACTGGAAGTAGGGGATCGACCGCAATAGTATCAATGATCCTCTTGTCCCTGTACGCCTTGTTGATCTGCGCTCCGTAGTACGCCCCTTCGACTGGTGTCTTGAACGAACACATGTACTCCGACTGGAATCGGGCTTCGTTGTTCAGCTCGTTCCGAGCCTTGCGAAGTTCGTCAGGGGCAATCGCCTTCGTGTCCTTGACCGACAGGTGACTGCTGTACCATGTGCTGTCGGCTTTTGCTTTCAGCAGCATCTTATAGAAGTGATTCTCACCACGGGGTGTTCCGTTGAACAAAGCCCAGCCGCCGTTCTCTGCAAGGATGGGGTTAATCAACTGCCACGCCGATGGGTCAGAGATACTGTACTCAGAGAACACCACGCCGATGGGGTTCGCGCCCACCATTTTATCGGGGTCGTCAGAGCCCATGAGCTGGATGATCGAGCCATTCTTCAGGTGAATGCGCATCTCCTGCTCACTTTTCTTCTCGACTAGCTCCCTTGGGAAGTAGTCGATAAACTTCTTGCCCTCGCCAGTCATGCCGTTCCAT